ACTGTTTCTCCAGAAGAGATTGTAGAAATAGACATTACTACAAATACATCAACAATGTCTACAATACTTGCATTGCAAGCAAATAGAATTGCTATTAGTAACCCTTTATATACTACTGATGGAAAGTTATTAATTGTAAATCAAGATAGTGTATCATCTGATTACTATTTATCTCAATATGACTACTCTTCAGGAGTATTAGATATTGAAACAAACATAGGATCATTACAGGCAAGTGTATTGTTTGAATGTAATTGTATAATTTGGCTAATGACAGATTCAGGTGATCCTTATTTTGTTTCTCCTGATTCTTCATACTCATTAATTCCAGGCAACAACTTGCAACTAGGTTATAATATAAACTCAGCTACTCAGATATTATCTTGTGTAGGTCAGGCTTTAACTAACCAAACAACTACAACTACAACAACAATTCCACCAACTACTACCA